GTTTGTACAAGAGGAAGAAGTTAAAGAATACAAAGACATAGAGGGTAAAATGAAAGAGCTAGATAGTGTGTTAGATAAAATCTATTGGTATGACAAAAAAGTCTTTGATTTAATTTCTGGAGGTATGAGTATAGCAGAACTATCTAAAAACTCAGGTATAAGTTATTACTCGCTATACAACACCTACAAAAACATAAAAAACATAATAAAAGAAAATATAGAATGGTAGAAACTTTTAAAAGAGATTTAGAAAGAGGTAGGATACACGAGATATATGTTCTTGAACAAATACAAAAGAAATACAATCAAGCATATATGATAGAAGGTTATTGTAAAGAATACGATATTTTTATTCCTGAATTAGATTTTGGTGTTGAGGTTAAAGCTGATGAAAAAAGCAAAGAGACAGGTAACATAGTTATTGAAATAGAATCAAACAACAAGTTATCTGCACTAACTACAACTAAAGCTAAGTATTGGGTTATATACGATGGTTATAAATATAATTGGTTTACAACTGAGAACATTAGAAAATGCATATCAGAAAACAATTTACGTTATTCAGAATTTGTTGCTAAAGGAGATACTAAAAGCAAAAAAGCGTATCTCATAAAAAAGACATTATTATATAAATATAGAGAAATATGGGATTAGGAACACTATTAGAAAAAATCATAAACATAATTACATTAGGTTATGGTAAACGTATGGCTACTTGGGTAGCAAAGAAATTAGGAAAAGACGATTGTGGGTGTGATGACAGAAAAAACGATTTAGATAAAAAGGTAAAGCTATGGTAGAAGAAGATTTATCAAGATGGCTAGAGTTTACAAATCGTGAAAGACAACACGAGCTAAACAGAGAACAAATCAAACTTGTTGCAGAATTACACGCTAAATACTATAAACACAAGTACGATGAGCCTTGTACCTGTAATGGTAGTATTTACAAAAGATGGATAGCAGACTTAGATAAACTTGTATGAAGCTAAGTAAAGTACATCAATTAGAACAAGCCGTAGTAACTCTACTTAATTTTGATGGGTGGAATCTTGAGCATTGTGGTAATGGCTTTGAGCATTTTGATTGCATAGGCACAACGCCAAAAGGTGTACAATGTATTATAGAGATGAAGTTTAGAAAAAAGTATTACCAGGAAAAAATGATAGAAAAATACAAGTATGATAAACTTTTAGAGGAAGATGCTATAGCACTTTATTTTGTTAATGATCCTAAAGGTAATTATCTTTTCTGGCTAAACGACTTACCTAAACCTAAACTTGTAGAGCTGTATTGTCCTGACACTACTTTATGGACTAAGAAGCGAAGTAACAAAGAATGCTATCTTCTTAAAGAATCAGAAGCTCATAAGATACATTTAAATAAATTTTAATTAACATTTGTTTATATCATTCTTTTTTGTATATTGCAGTATAATTAATAACAAAAACTAAATATTATGAAAAATTTAATTTACTTAAAATCAGTTGGAACTTACTTAAATTTACAAACAGGTATGATATATCCTGTACTTGAAAATAATGAGCCAGATACAGAGTCGCCTATATCATTAAAAGATGATGAGGTTTCTAAAGAGTGGTTTGATTCTTTATCTTCTTATGATATGCATGAACGTATATCAAGCAGGAGAGTTTGGAAAGATTAAAGGTAATCTACAATACTTAATTAGACATTGTAAGGATGACTTTAAAAAAGAAACTCTACAAGAAACTAAAACAATGTTAGAAAACTTATATAAAGAATTAAGCAAATGAGAAACACACTAAAACTTATAGGACAATTTATTTTTGTAGTATCAGTATTTACTCTACTATGGGTATCACTTTGGATATTTGCATAAATGAAAAAGATAGATAACCTAAAAGACTTAGAAATCTGGACTGATTTAAACTTCTTAACTTCTATTGTTAAAAAACAATTAGACAAAAAGAAAACAGAGAACTTAGAGAAGATGTCAGAATCATTAGTTAGGGTTGTCTTTTACTTTCAAGAATACTCAAACAACATACGCTTATATAAAAAAGCTCTTTCAGAATATAGGCTTACTAAAAACAGAGCTATAGAGAGAGCAAGAAAAGCAGAACAAGAAAATGAAAAAATACGAAAACAAAATGAAAGCCTTAGCATTTAGTTACTTAGGCATAATAATTACTTTACTATGGATAATATTCAACTCTTAAACGGAGAAACATTTAGACACGATGAGATACTAGAGCTTATGAAAGATGATGAGTTCTACTATGGTTACTTAGGCAAAGCAGCTCTAAGCTCCTCATCAATCAAACTACTATTAGACAGCCCTAAGAAATACAAATACGTTACGGAATACGGATCACAAGAATCAAATGCTTTAGATGCAGGTTGGTTATTCCACACAGCAATACTTGAGCCAGATGTATTTGAAAAACAAATCTTTGTAGATGTGCAATCTAAAAACACTAAGGCTTATAAATTAGCCAAAGAAGAACACGGAAAGGTATTTACAATGAAACAAAAAAACGATGCAGAAAGATTAGCTGATGCATTTCTAAGAAACGAACACGCTTTAAAACTAATAACTAATTGCGAGTTTGAAGTTCCTGCAATAGGAATGATACAAGGTTATCCATTTAGAGGCAAAGCTGATGTGTTAGATAGTTACAGAATATGCGACTTAAAAACAACAAGCGACTTAAAAGCATTTCCCTATGCAGCTAGAAAATATGGATATGATATACAAGTATATTTATACTCAGAACTATTTAACAAACCTTACGAGGAGTTTAAGTTTGCAGCTATAGACAAAGGAAGTTTAGATATAGGAATATATGATGTAAGTGAGGAGTTTTATTTACAAGGTAAAGCTAAAGTAACAAAAGCAATAGAGACATTTGAAACATTTTTTATTAACGGAGCTGATATAGACAGCTATTGTATAAAAGGAACATTATGAACGTAGAAGCAAAAAGAGTAGCCAATTATTTAAATGATATTTCAGGAGTAAATATATTTGAAAACAACAGAAGAAGATATACTATAGAAGCAAGATCATTATTCACCTTTGTGTTAAGGAATCATTTTGATATGTCATTTCATCAAATAAAAGAATTTTATCAAGCTAATGGTAAGAGTTATGATCACACTACAGCTATACATAGTTTAAAATCGTTTGAACAACATAGACGATATTCTGACTTTTTAGATCAATGGCTTACTGAAATACAACTTTTGTTAAGAAACAAAGAAGAAATAAAAAAGGGTTTATTAATAAATAGAATAGAATATTTATATCCAAATGATATAATTAAACTTCTTAAAATAACAAACGATATGAAACTAAAAGAAATAGATGGAAAAGAACAAACAAAAGAGAAAGCAAATACCACTGTATAGTGGACTAATAAAATACTTTCCTGATGCACTTTGCGAAGTAGCAAGAGTTAGCTACATAGGAAGTAAACAACACCACCCAGACGAGGACATACATTGGGATAGAGAAAAAAGCTCTGATGACTTAGATGCACTTATGCGACACCTAATGGAAAACGGTATGCACGATATAGATGGAGTAAGACACTCTGCAAAAATAGCCTGGAGAGCATTAGCACACTTACAAAAAGAAATAGAAGGAGATAAGTTTAATGGTGGTAAAGATTGGAAAGATACTTTAATGGATGGTTATGATGAGCAGTTTGGAGATTACAAAATACCACACGATCAAATAATATCAGGTACAGAATGAAACATAATGATATATATTTAGGTAATGCAGTTGAATTATCAAAAGAATTAGAAGATAATAGTATCGATTGTATTATAACATCTCCTCCATACTACAACTCAAGTCATAAATATCAAAGAGGAACAGGTTTTCATTATACAGCTGATGTTGGAGAGCCTTTGTATGTCATCACAGATTTTTTTGAAAATATAAAACCTAAGATTAAAGATGATGGAATTGTATGCTTAAACTTAGGCTATAGCTATGGAGAAACAGGCGTTATGCGTCCTTTTGATATAGTTAATAGATTAAGAGAAAAACTTGGTTATTTTATTAATGATATAATTATTTGGCATAAAAACAATCCAATTCCTCTAAACAAAAGATTGACTAATGCAATAGAATATATTTTTGTTTTAAGCAAACATCCTATGGGAAAATATTATACAAAAACATATACACATAATGTATGGAAGTTTCCTGTAGATAAAGGCAACAGAAATCATAGTGCTGTATTTCCAATTACATTACCTAAATTATGTTTAGAACATTTTACAAAAGAAAATGATTTAATCCTTGATCCTTTTATGGGGAGTGGCACTACAGCTTTAGCTTGTACAGAAATGAAGCGTAATTATATAGGTTTTGAAATTAACAAAGATTATATTCAAGTAGCAAATAAACGAATCAATAAAACCCAAACAGAATTATTTTGAAAGATAAGAAATGGACACAGAAACAAAAGATAGCACAGATAGAAAGAATAACAGCTAATCTTTATATTATGATAGATAAAATATCTAAAGAGATAATAGAGATTAAAAAAAGACTGCCAGAACAAAATCCTGAAAACTAACGTTATATAATTAATTAATTAATTTAAATTAATCTTTTATGGATGGTAGAAAAAATAATGGAGGACACTCAACTAAAGGCTTTGCAGGAAGAAAACCTAAGACAGAAGAAGTAAAACTTATAGAGAAACTTACACCACTTGAGCCTTTAGCATTTGAAGCTCTTAAAAAGGGTTTAGAGAAAGGAGACTTTAAATATGTACAACTATACTACAATTATGTAGCAGGTAAACCAAAAGAAACAAAGGACATTCACATTAATGAAGATGTTCCTTTATTTATTGATTAATGAAAAAATACAGATTCTTTTTCCACTATTACAAAAGATACAAAATGATGTCTATACATTATAGAGACAAATGCTATATAGCAAAAGATATTATTTGTAATGTTCCTGTTGAGACACATTGGAAAAAACAACAACCCAATATAGTTATAAGAGGTTTTGCAAAAGATGTTAAATTTAAAGATGATGTTTGTTATATAAATTAAAAAATGCAACTAACCAAAACATCAGCACTTAATAAACTAAGAGAGCTAGATAAAAGAGTTCGTATTATTAGAGGAGGATCATCAGCAGGTAAAACAATTGGTATCATTGCAATCCTTATAGACTATGCAATCCGCAACAAAGGAAAAGAAATAAGCATAGTAGCTGAATCAATACCACACTTACGTAGAGGTGCTTTAAAGGACTTTCTAAACATACTTAAAGGGTTGAATAGGTATGATGAAAAAAAGTTTAATAAGAGTATCTTAAAATACGAATTTAGCAATGGTAGTTATATAGAGTTCTTTAGTACAGATCAACCAGACAAATTAAGAGGAGCAAGAAGAACAGACTTATTTATAAACGAATGTAACAATGTCAGCTTTGATTCTTACCAACAACTAGCAGTTAGAACATCTGGTAATATATGGCTTGACTTTAACCCTGCTAACTTGTTTTGGGTAGATAAAGAATTAATAGGGCAACAAGATGCGAACTTTATAACCTTAACCTACAAAGACAATAACAGCCTACCAGAATCTATAGTAAAAGAAATAGAGAAAGCTAAAGTAAAAGCTAAGACTTCTACTTATTGGGCTAATTGGTGGAAAGTCTATGGACTAGGACAGATA